GATCTCTAAATACGTCTTTGTGATCATCTACTATAAATGTATTATTCATCTCATACCCAATCGGTATATCATAGGTTAGCATTTCCAATCCTTTTTGTTTTTTACATTGTCTTTTTGATTTTCTACAGTGATGAGAAAATAGTATATAATCCAATTTTCTTTTTGGATAATTTGCAAGTATAAATTTTTCAATAATAAAAAGTGCATAAGTTTTACTAGCAGCCGTCCAAACACTTACGGTGAAATTTTCAAACAACCAATTAAGAAATTTTTGTAAATGTGGTCTTTCGAAAATTTTATACAATGGAATATTATCGTCGTCGTACATTTGTTCCCATTTGAATTTTGACATTTTAGCTTTCAATTCATCTTTTGGTATTTTCTTTTCTTCTTTCAAATCGATTGCTGATATCAAAGTATTGTCCAAATCGAGTATTATATTTAATTTATGATTCATTTTAAAACGTGATTTTCTTTTTGTCTACGTATTACATGAAATAAAGATGAGATTTTTATTTATTGGCGATATTCACATAAAACACGCAAATTTGAGTGAGATTTCAATCGTTGTAGATTCAATAAAATCACAAACAGATGTAGATTATATAGTGTTTGCTGGTGATATATTGGATACACACGAAAGAGTAGACGTTCAGTTATTGAACGTTGCGTATGATATGATAAATGTATCTAGAAACGTAACAAAAACATTTGTGATTGTTGGTAATCATGATATGATTAATAATCAACAATTTCTAACAGATGCGCATTGGATGAACGGAATGAAAGAATGGAATAACGTAACAGTTGTAGATAAACCTACTGTTATTTCAAAAGAAAATCAACGCGTGATATTATGTCCATATGTTTTTCCAGGAAGATTTATCGAGGCTCTGAATAATATAGACGATTGGAAAAATGCAGATTTAATATTTGCGCATCAGGAATTTAAAGGATGCAAAATGGGAGCTATAATATCTCAAATTGGTGATGATTGGGATATAAATTGGCCAATTGTAATATCTGGTCATATTCACGAGAGACAAACTCCTCAAGAAAATATTATATATCCGGGATCAATACTGATGCATTCGTTTGGAAGTTCCAAACCACATGGATTTTCAAACTTTACACTCGATAAAGATGGAACAATATACGAAAAACAAATATCGTTACAACTCGTTAGGAAAAAAATCATTACAAAAAATATAGGAGATGTAATAAATAAATCTGAATTGAAAAGTTCAAATAAATTTAATATGATCGGAACAATCGAAGAAATTTCTGCATTCAAGAAATCAATATAAACAAATGAAAAGTTCAAACGTAAAGGTAAATTTCAAAATAAAATTATCAAATAATGTAAATACTCGAAAACCATTTGAAGAATTATTGTACGAAAAAGTATTATCAACTGGTGATTCGGATTTGATGAACGATTATATTACAGTTTCAAAATGCCAACATATCTAACGACACAAAAACCAAAGATTGTTGTAGAAAAAAACATTGAACTTAGAATTATAATGTGGACTCTTATTGCTATAATGCTCATAATCGTATTAATATCGATAAGATAAGTTTGAATTGTCAAAACAATATATTGTTTTGACAAATTATTTATCTCTTATAATAGACTTTTGGAAAGTGTTGTTTAACACAACACGCACAACCAGATTTGGGTTGAGGAGATGAATCCAATAAAGTTATTTCGTCTTCTTTACGATTTTTGGTTTTTTTTCGGGATACGTCGAATACGAAACAGTTTTTAAAAATTTTGTAAATTTTGTCAATGCAATTTTTAATTCTTCGACAGAGAATGTAGATCTCTGACACGCCCATTCTACGACGCGTTGTTTTTGTTCGATAGATAATAGCGAAAGAAATTTTGGTGCTACTGAATCACAATCTTTAAACATTTTAATCAGTGTTGGTCTTTCTGATTCGTTGAATATGCCAAAATACGATTCATTAAACGATACGAGGTCAACGACGACCCCGTGGAATAAAATCATAATATCGTCCATTTTTTATTTATAATTGGAAAAACTTGAAACAATAAAGTTCACTTTTAGCAATATAGAAAAATGTGGTTTGATTTATTGACCGAATTTGAACCATCAAAAATTCAATCTATAGAATGCGATCACTCAAATACTTGCGTTGAAGACGATTTGAATGTGTGTATAGATTGCGGATTGATTGTAAATCGCAAATTTTGCGGTAACGAGTTTTCCACGACATCAATAATAAGACATAAAAATCAAAAGAGTTTGATTATCGACGAGATTCCAGATGATATAGATTATGATATCAGAAATTTAGCAATAACTATATATAATACAATAAGTGTAAAACGCGTTTATCGATCAAAAAGAAGAAAAAACATTGTTGCAGCGTGTGTTTATAGAGCATCTATATTATTAAACAATTTTATTCCACCTTCTAAGATTTTGAAACTGTTCAACATTTCAATCGCTCAATTAGAAAAGGGATCTAATATAGTCGTCATAAATCTAAATCAAGATGAATTTAGAATACCTTATTGTTCATTGGAACACGAAATTGAGAATGTTAAATTTAATTTTAATTTGGATGACGAAGATGCAAATAAAATTTACAATATCGTAAAGACTGTAGTTGAATTATATCCCATTGTATGCGTAGATACATATTTGGAAAATTTGGTTGCCGGATGCACATTGTTATATTTTGAATACTTTAAACATATAACAACATCAAATCAAAAACATATTAATAAATTTGTTGAAATTAATAGATTGGTTTTGAAAACTATCATGAAAAGATTAATTGCAAAATGTATCGCCGTGATTTTCAATACGAAATGTTGTGAAATTATTTCGTATAATTTAGAATTTACGATAAACAATTATAAAGATCCAAATAATATTTCAATCAAAAATAAATACGAAAAGTATTACGATTTAGAAAACGTTACAAATATATCAGATTGGAATTTGTTTACGTTTGAAACAGAATGGACATCATTGAGAGAAAAAATTGGAATTAAAATTATAAATCAAAAGAAAAATTGCAAAATAACCTTTTTGAAAAAACTAAATACAATTGGACCAAAACTTTTATCAAACGAAATTGTAAATTTAATATTGGGAAATTGAAATGCAAAAATTTCAAAGATATTTATAAATTAAGTTGTGATGGAGCCGATATTCACAGCAAACCACAGGTTTTCGTATCACGAACAAACACCAAATGGTATGACGTTGATTTGTCATGCAAAGAGAATGCATGATATGCTCATTAAACAAAATGGATGGAAAAGTCGCCATAATAAAAAGGGGAGTTGGGGGAACGATATAAATATATGTAGAATTGGTTGGGCAATTAGATATTTCCCAAAAAAGGAAAGCCTGTCTGTTTATAAAATTGCATCGTTAATGCACGATGGTTGGTGCGACTGTTTTGATTATTGGATTACACATAAACCGTGGAAAGATTCAAATAGATCATATCAGCGTCCATGCAAGTTGCTCGAGAATAAAATAACTAGATCGTGTAAATATTTTGATGAACTCGGTGAATATCAAAAAGATATTTATTTTCAAATGGCAGAATATGTAATTAAAAATTGTTTTTAAACAAAACAATTCGTCACCAAATATGGTGACGAAATTAATTTAATGATAAAATGACTCTAGATAAAACAGGATATGCATTTAGAGGAAATGAGTTTTTGAAAAGTAAAGGCTCTTTTAATATGGGCGATGATTTTGAGTTTAAATGTCTTTTTAGAATATTATCAAACGGTGCATCTGGTATAATTGCATCAATCGGACAATGTGTCGCTGCTGTAGGGTTTTGTTATGGCGATAGTATAACTTTTTTATTGAATGATGACAATAGCCTAAGTGTTATAATGTCACATGAAAAAAAAGTTGGAAATTTTACAATATCTCAAACAGTCACAATGCCTTTTTGGCATAAATTACTTGTATCTTTGAAAAATAAAATAATGACAATATCTTACGATGATATTTCTATATCAAGACCACAAAATCCAGAATTTCCATGGTTTGCCGATCCGATATTTATCAATATCGGCATGAATAATGATTTGAATCAACTTTATTTCAATATACCATTGAAACCCGGAAATAATATCGGAGTTAAAAATATTTATTTAAATGATAAACTTGTTAAAACTGTTGATTTCAATGGTAATGCGTTAAAATGCCCACCTATTTATGGTTTTGATAATCCAGTCGGTTTGATATCGGGTGTTATAACGGATTGCGATAAATTGTGTGAAACTAAATATATAAGTCAATACGCTCAAACGTCTGATTATTTCAATATAAAATGTTGTCAAAATGGAAATGTACTCGGATCTTCGTGTGACATTGGTAAAACCAAAGATGGGAAAAATCCAGTTATAGCTATACAACAACTCGATGATCATGTCCAATGCGTGTACGATCCAATGTTGATAACAACATTGGATCAAGCAACAAATTCTATTGCGTTATATGGCCCTAATGTTTCTGATAATCCAATTTTGAAATCTTTCTGTCAATCACCGTCTGAATATTGTCCAATCGATTCAAAATCTTGTTCTCGTGTTTTTTCTACAGATGATAGAGAGATTGATTTATGTGCAAAAGCTTATAATAATTTATCTAGATTGGAAAAGGATTCTTGGATGACAGATTACTGTTCGCGGTGGAATACGCAAGATTGTATTTGTTTCAATAGAAATGATGATCCGATTTATAAAAAATTAAAATTAAACAATCCATATCTAGATTCGTGTTGGTACATTCCATGTAAGGATGGTGGTCGTGGTTTTATACCATCTGACGTTGATTTGGCAGATGCAGATCCAACTCATCACCACGAATGTCCGTCCAATATATGTCAGGTTATTTATGATATATCACAAGCAAGAAGTGTAGATGTTGAAGACAATAAAACTATAATTCAATGTGGAAGTAGTTCGTCTACACCTCAAATCACATGGGTTTATTCTATACTTTTGGCTCTAGGATTTCTGTTATTAATAACTTATACATTCAAAAAATGAATCCAATTTGTGAAAAGATACTATGGGATGGTTGTTTCGACGATAGAATAACGTGTAATCCAATTTTCTCATCTACTGTTATGGGTGATTATTGTAGAAAACAATATAATGGATTGAATGAAACTGATAAAACAGATTTTATTCAAAAAATCTGTTCCAAACAAGTTGGATTGGAAGAGTGTAAATGTTGGAATAGACAAAGTGATCCAGTTTACGGCAAAATAGATCCAGGACCATATCCAGATAAATGTTGGTATATACCTTGTTCAGATGGAACTAGATATTTTTTAACAAATGAAAACAAGGTTGGAAATTGTCCAGATAATATATGTCAACAAGTATATAAATTTACACAGGATAAACATATTAAAATTTCCAATAATGACGTAAATATAAATTGTGATTTTGCACGAGGAGGTGTTATACCAGATTTGAATGTTATACCGCCTGTTATATATTACATGTCGATTTTATTATTTTTTCTATTTATAGTTGTTTTTACTTTCAAACCAAAGTGAAAGTGATTAATTTATAAATCACAACGTACATGTATTAAAAATGACCAATAATATCTTTGTATATTCATGGACAACTGATGATGGTGAATATTCGACATCTATACGATGCTATGGTATAGACGAGGATGGTTGTTCGGTTGTATTGAAAATAAACGATTTCAATCCATATATATACATTGAAATACCGCGCAACGAAGAAGATGTAGAAGAATTACAACGACAATTGTTTAATTTGACAACCGCGACAAAAATTGTAGAAAAGGATCATTTATATTCTAGATTTGATAGACAAAAGTTTTTATTTGTTCAAATGTGTTCTCGAAGTAAACTTGGATTGATTTATTCAATAGTCAAAAAAAATCCAAAATTTAAAATACATGAAGAACATGCAACGCCAGTTTTACAATTGACATCTTTACGATCAATTCCAATGTCGACGTGGATTGCGTTCGAAGGTAAAAGAGTAAAGAAAAAAACATCGTGCGATAAAGAATACATTGTGAAATGTAATGATTTACATAAATCTACGTGCACCAAACAGGTCGATCCAAAGATTATGGCTTTTGATTTGGAAGTAAATTCAGACTTTATGACATCTATGCCTTCAAATAGACCAGAAGATGTAATATTTCAAGCATCCTGTGTTTTCCAACACGGTGGTATTAAAAGAAAAATATTGATAACGCTAGACGGAATAGATTTAGATGAACAGATTGATAAAATGTTAAATGGAATAAAAGTAATTGCTTGTAAAAGTGAGGAAGAATTATTGAAAGAATTTATAAATATACTGAGTAAAGAAAGACCAAATGTATTGACTGGATATAATATTCTAGGTTTTGATATACAATATATGATCAAAAGATGCGAAAGATATGGGCTATTGGAGGAATTTAAATTGGCTGGATTTAATAAATCTATACCAGCTCAAGAAAAGAAAATTTCATCAAATTTCAGGAAAAAAAAGCGACACAATGAAAACACAGAATCGAGATATATCGATTGGGAAGGTATATTGATTTTAGATTTATTACCAATTGTAAAACGAGATTATAAATTTGATACTTATAAATTAGATAATGTAGCAAAAAATCTGGTCAATGCAGAAAAAGATCCTGTCAATTACAAGGAAATATTTATTGCTTATAGATCCAAAGAAATGGCAAGAGTTGGAAAATATTGCGTTCAGGATTCAAATCTATGTATAGATATATTAAATCATATAAATGGTTGGATTTCATTGAGTGAAATGTCTGTTGTATGTAAAGTTAGTATGTTTCAATTATATACACAAGGTCAACAAATACGAACATATAATCAGGTATATGATTATTGTTTGAATAGAGATATAATCGTAACATCAAACGGATACAATTGTCTGTCTGGTGAAAGATATTTGGGTGCATATGTAAAAGATCCTATACCTGGTATATATGAAAACATTGTACCATTGGATTTTGCATCGCTATATCCTTCCATTATGATCAATTATAATATATGTTATTCGACATTTGTTACCGATTCAGAGGCGAAACGCCTATCATCCGACGATTATCATACATTTATTTGGGAAGATCATGTAATGTGCGAACACGATCCAAAAATACAAAATGCAAATAAGCTCACCAATGAAATTGTCGCAATTCAAAATAAAATAAAAAAATTAACAATTGAACGCGATGAATCTCGCGGTAAAGAAGCAAAAACGGTTGTTCAGAATAAAATAAACAAACTTAGATTGTCACAAAGACCATTTAGAATTCAATTGACTGAAATTAAAAAGAGTTTTTCAAACGATTACGATGATGAAAACGGAAATGAAATTAGTTGCATTAT